AGCCCGGCGCATCCCGACAAGGTGGCCGACCGTATTGCCGGTGCTCTTGTTGACCTTGCGTATCAAAAAGAGAAGAACCCGAAGATCGCCGTCGAGGTCCTGATCGGTCACGGCATCTGCCATATTATCAGCGAAACCTCGGTGGCCCTCGCCCCTGATGAGGTGGCGGCGGCTGTTTCCCGTATCGCTGGGAACCTGCTGGTGGACTATCGTGAGGTTTCGCAGGATGAGCATCTGGCCGACAACCAGATCGACGGCATCCACTGCGGCGACAACGGCATCTTCAAAGGCGTCCCGGTGACTGACGAGCAGAAAAAGCTCACCGCCATCGCCAAGCAGCTCTATGACACCTATGGCAGCGACGGTAAATACATTCTGGACGGCGACCGTCTGATCCTCTGCCAGAGCAACGCCAAGACCGGCAATCTGCATGAAGTCTTTCCGGATGCCGAGATCAATCCGCTCGGTGACTGGACCGGCGGCACGGACGTTGACTCCGGTGCCACCAACCGGAAGCTCGGCTCCGATATGGGAGACTCCGTGACCGGCGGTGGTCTGCACGGCAAGGACCTCTCCAAAGCCGACGTCAGCATCAACATTTACGCATGGCTCAAGGCGCAGGAAACCGGTGTGCCGGTCGAGCTTGTTTGCGCCATCGGTGACGATGCCGTGGACGGTATTCCATACGAGAGAATCGTAGAAACAGCGAGGACTTTCATTGACCACATCGGCGGTTTCGAGAGGTTCGCTGAGTGGGGTCTTATATGCTGATTGAGAAAAAGAAAACGGTAGAGCTGCTTCCTGCCGAATACAACCCTCGCAAGGACCTGAAGCCCGGTGACGAGGAATACGAAAAGCTGAAACGCTCCATCGAGGAGTTCGGTTATGTCGAACCGGTCATCTGGAATAAGACGACCGGTCGTGTTGTCGGTGGGCACCAGAGGCTCAAGGTCCTCATCGACCTTGGCATCACAGAGGTTGACTGTGTGGTCATTGAAATGGACGACGCCAAGGAAAAAGCGCTCAACATCGCCCTGAACAAGATCAGCGGCGATTGGGATAAGGACAAGCTGACCCTGCTGATCGCTGACCTGCAGGGTGAGGACTTTGATGTTTCCCTTACCGGTTTTGACCCTGCCGAGATCGACGACCTTTTCAAGGACAGCCTGAAGGACGGCATGCATGACGATGATTTCGATGTGGATGAGGAGCTGAAAAAGCCCTCCTTTACCAAGGCTGGCGACGTCTGGACGCTCGGTCGGCACCGTCTGGTCTGCGGAGATTCCACAAAGAAGGAAACCTACGACACTCTGATGGGCGACATCAAGGCCAACCTCGTGATCACGGACCCGCCTTACAATGTGAACTATGAAGGCTCTGCCGGGAAGATCAAGAACGACAACATGGCAAATGACGCCTTCTATCAGTTCCTGCTCGACGCCTTCGCAAATATGGAAGCCGTCATGACCGGCGATGCTTCCATCTATGTGTTTCATGCGGACACCGAAGGGCTGAACTTCCGCAGGGCTTTTGCTGATGCAGGTTTCTACCTCTCCGGCTGCTGCATCTGGAAAAAGCAGTCGCTGGTGCTCGGACGCTCTCCGTACCAGTGGCAGCATGAGCCGGTGCTCTATGGCTGGAAGAAAAACGGCAAGCACCAGTGGTACACGGGCCGTAAGGAAACCACCATATGGGAGTTTGACAAGCCCAAGAAGAACGGCGATCACCCGACCATGAAGCCGATTGCGCTTTTGGCATATCCGATCATGAACTCCTCCATGAGCAACGCTGTGGTTCTGGACCCCTTCGGCGGTTCCGGCAGCACACTGATTGCCTGTGAGCAGTCGGATCGCATCTGCTATACCGTGGAGCTGGACGAGAAGTTCTGCGACGTCATCGTGAAGCGATACATCGAACAGGTCGGCTCCTCGGATGGTGTGACGGTGCAGCGTGACGGCGTGACTTTCCGCTTCGACGAAGTAGCTAATGTAGACAATTGAGGCTCCTGTTTTTCTACGATAATCGGTACATATATTTTGCTGAAATGACTTGCTATTCTGTGGCTTCAGAGTGATATATACAGTACCAAAAAAACAAGGAGGTAATCCCATGAAAGAACTACACTACAACGTCACCGGGCAAGACCGCAAAGAACTGGTCGGCATCATCTCCAAGGTGGTCGGCATGAATGCCGTCTACAAATTCATGCCCACCTGCGCCTTCGTCATCAACAACATCACCGTTGAGAAAGACGGCACGATGGTCTGGGACGAGCGCACGGATCAGGACACCATTGAGGCGGTCATCATCGCCCTTGCCGCAGCCGGATTCAACCCGGTCAAAGACAAGTCCGAAACCGAAGAGACAGGTCTTACGATTGAGATCCCGCTCGAAAAGGTCTCGGTCGGAAACCTCACCAAGCTACTGGACGCAAAAGGCGAGCTGATCAAAAAGGCCCTCGGCGTCGAGGACATCCGCATTGAGCTCAAGGAAGATCGCATCGCCTTCCCGTGGTTTAAAGAGCTGCCCTCTCCCGAAGAGATCAAAGCCTACTCGCACTTCATCGCAGCCTTGTGTGAGATGGCACTAAACCAGAAGCGTATCACCGCTAAGGAAAAGCCGGTCGACAACGACAAGTACGCATTCCGCTGCTTCCTTTTGAGGCTGGGCTTCATCGGTGAGGACTACAAGGCCGAGCGCAAAATCCTGCTCCGCAACCTCTCCGGCTCCTCGGCCTTCAAAAGCGGTGCAAAGAAAACGGAGGTGGAATCATGCGAGTGATTTCAAAAGCGGCCCTTGAGGGCTTACGACGCCGGTACAAGCCCGGTACACGGGTGGAGCTCCTGCAAATGGACGATGTTCAGGCTCCTCCCATCGGGACGAAAGGAACAGTCCTCGGCGTGGATGACGTCGGTTCCATCTTGGTCGCATGGGACAACGGCTCCGGCCTGTCGGTCGCATACGGTGCAGACCTTTGCAGGGTGGTGAGCGACGATGAATGAGACGATCAAAAAGCAGATCCTCGCCATCCGGGATACCGGCCTGACGAATATGTTTGATACAAACATGGTGCAGCGGCTGGCCTACGAGCGAGACTTCTATGAGCTGGTGATTTTCATCGAGGAGCACCGCAAGGAATATGTGCATTTCATCCTCTACGGAGAGGCATAAAGCACACAATTCCGAGCCCGAATATTTGTGTAGAATACTTCAGTTTATATCGCAGAAATGACTTGCTATTTCAGGCGTTTAGAGTGATATATACACTACCGAAAGGAAATACACATAAACGGAGGAAACCACGATGCGTTACATCGACCACACCAACTGCAAGACAGCCTTTGAAAAGGGCGAAGACCACGAGATCCAGAGCCTTGGGAAACTCACCCGCACGGCCACCAAGATTGCCGAAGCAAACGGTCTTGGAGTTCTGAAGAACCGTCAGGGCTACTACAGGATCATCAAGAAGAGCGGCCTCGGAGCCTACGAAGACGTCCTTTCAACCCTCGCAGAGGTTGACGCCTTCTTCAAGAACCTCGACAGCCACAAGGCCACGAAGTATTAAGGAGAGACCGACAATGACGATCAACAATGCGATGAGAAAGTTCCGGCTGCCAAACCCAACCACCCCGGAGGACCTCGAAACCAGATGGAGCAAGGTGCTCACCTTTGGAGACAAGGTCATCATGGCGGGAGGCTTCTACAACGGCCCCGGCAAGCCCTGCTACTTCGGCGCAACCTACGAGTTCCTTGATGACGACCACAGCTGCGAAGGCACCATCGGCCTGAGAGCAGTTAGCGAAGTTGAGTTCGAGGATGACGGTCACGCCATCGCTTGGGCCATGCAACAGTAATCTCCGGTAAAGTAAATACCCTTGGGACATGAGCCGCTCGGCTCTGTTCCTCGTTATGACGGTCGCTTCAGGCGGCTATTTTTTATGCCTTTTTGGAGGTGATAACACTTGAGGCGAATGAAAAAATACACACCGACGAAGTTCAAGGCAAAAGACTCCGTCTATGACAAGGCCAAGGCTGACTACGCTGTCTCGTTCATCGAGTGCCTCTGTCACACCAAAGGTACATGGGCAGGAAAGCCCTTCACGCTGATCGATTGGCAGGAGCAGATTATCCGGGACATCTTCGGAATCATCAAGCCCAACGGATACCGGCAGTTCAACACCGCCTACATTGAGATACCCAAGAAGATGGGTAAATCGGAGCTTGCGGCTGCGGTCGCACTTCTGCTCACATGTGGCGACGGTGAGGAACGTGCGGAGGTCTACGGCTGCGCTGCGGACAGACAGCAAGCATCGATTGTTTTTGAGGTCGCAGCCGATATGGTCCGAATGTGTCCGGCCCTCAACCGTAGGGTCAAAATCCTGACGGCCACAAAGCGGATCGTGTACCTGCCGACAAACAGTTTCTATCAGGTGCTGTCAGCAGAAGCATACTCGAAGCACGGCTTTAACATCCACGGCGTGGTGTTCGATGAGCTGCACACCCAGCCCAACCGGAAGCTCTTTGATGTTATGACCAAGGGCTCCGGTGATGCTCGTATGCAGCCGCTTTACTTCCTTATAACCACAGCGGGTACGGACACCAAATCTATCTGCTACGAGACGCACCAGAAAGCGAAGGACATCATCGAAGGCCGCAAGATTGACCCCACATTCTATCCGGTTATCTACGGGGCCGATGAGGACGACGACTGGACGGACCCGAAGGTCTGGAAGAAAGCAAACCCCTCGCTCGGTATCACGGTCGGTATCGACAAGGTAAAGGCCGCCTGTGAGTCTGCAAAGCAAAACCCTGCCGAGGAGAACTCCTTCCGGCAGCTAAGGCTCAACCAGTGGGTCAAACAGGCTGTGCGCTGGATGCCGATGGAAAAATGGGACCGCTGCGCTTTTGCTATAAACGAAGATGACCTCGAAGGCCGTGTCTGCTATGGTGGACTGGACCTTTCGTCTACCACAGATATTACCGCTTTCGTGCTGGTCTTTCCTCCGCTGGACGAGGACGACAAGTACATGATCCTGCCGTATTTCTGGATACCAGAAGAAAACATCGACCAGAGGGTCAACCGGGATCACGTCCCTTACGATGTGTGGGAACGACAAGGTTTCCTGCAAACCACCGAGGGCAACGTGGTCCATTATGGATATATCGAAAAGTTCATCGAACGGCTTGGCGAACGGTTCAACATCCGTGAGATCGCCTTCGACCGCTGGGGAGCCGTGCAGATGGTCCAGAACCTTGAGGGTATGGGCTTCACGGTCGTCCCCTTCGGACAGGGCTTTAAGGATATGAGCCCTCCGACCAAAGAGCTGATGAAGCTGGTCTTGGAAGAGCGCATCGCCCACGGCGGACATCCGGTGCTTCGCTGGATGATGGACAATATTTATGTGCGGACTGATCCCGCCGGTAACATCAAGCCGGACAAGGAAAAGTCTACAGAGAAAATCGACGGTGCCGTGGCAACTGTCATGGCCTTGGACCGTGCCATCCGGTGCGGCAACGATACGACCGAGAGCGTCTATGACACTCGTGGTCTTTTATTTTTATGAAAGGACGGTGATGTGATATGGGTATTTTCAGTGGACTATTCAAATCCAGAGACAAGCCCACCGACAGCACAGTCGGCTCTCGTTACACCTTTTACATGGGTGGCAGCACCTCCGGAAAAACGGTAACAGAACGCAGTGCCATGCAGATGACTGCGGTTTACTCCTGCGTCCGCATCCTCTCCGAGGCTGTGGCAGGACTGCCGCTGCACCTCTACAAATACACGGACAGCGGCGGCAAGGCAATGGCGCTCGACCATCCGCTCTACCGCTTGCTCCACGATGAGCCGAACCCGGAGATGAGTTCTTTCGTGTTCCGGGAAACCCTCATGACGCACCTTCTCCTCTGGGGGAACGCTTACGCGCAAATCATCCGCAACGGTAAAAATGAAATCGTTGCTTTGTATCCGCTTATGCCCAACAAGATGTCGGTGGACAGAGATGAAAGTGGGCATTTGTATTACACCTATTACCGTGGCTCGAACGAAGCCATCAAAAACAAGGAGTTCGCCGTAACGCTTCATCCCTCGGATGTACTCCACATACCGGGACTCGGCTTTGACGGTCTGGTCGGCTACAGCCCCATCGCTATGGCAAAGAATGCCATCGGCATGGCTATCGCCTGCGAGGAGTACGGAGCCAAATTCTTCGCCAACGGTGCTGCACCTGGCGGTGTGCTGGAACACCCCGGCACGATCAAAGATCCGCAGCGTGTGCGGGAGAGCTGGCAGTCCACCTTCGGCGGCAGCGGCAATGCAAACAAAATTGCCGTATTGGAAGAAGGCATGAAGTACACGCCCATCGGTATCTCGCCGGAGCAGGCGCAGTTCCTCGAAACACGCAAATTCCAAATCAATGAAATCGCTCGAATTTTCCGAGTCCCGCCCCACATGGTCGGCGACCTGGAAAAGTCGAGCTTTTCTAATATTGAGCAGCAGTCCTTGGAGTTCGTGAAGTACACCCTTGACCCCTGGGTCATCCGCTGGGAGCAGTCCATTCAGCGGTCACTCCTTTCGCGGGACGAAAAAGCCGTGTATTTCGTGAAGTTCAATCTGGAAGGCTTGCTTCGCGGCGATTACCAAAGCCGCATGAACGGGTACGCCATCGGCCGCCAGAACGGCTGGATGTCCGCAAACGACATCCGGGAGCTGGAAAACCTCGACCGCATCCCGGCAGAGGACGGCGGTGACCTGTACCTCATTAACGGCAATATGCTCCCACTGAAGAATGCGGGTGCTTTTGCAGATACACCTACCGATGACGGAAAGGAGGAAAAAACCGATGAAGAAATTTTGGAATTGGAAGAGCCGAACGGTGACGAACTCGGAGACGCAGGAACAGACACAGGAAAGAACCCTGTTCCTGAACGGGACCATCGCCGAGGAAAGCTGGTTTGACGATGATGTCACCCCGCAGCTTTTCAAGGACGAGCTCATGTCCGGCAGCGGAAATATTACCGTGTGGATCAACTCTCCCGGCGGCGACTGCGTGGCTGCAGCGCAAATCTACAATATGCTCATGGACTACAAGGGTGATGTGACCGTGAAAATCGACGGAATTGCCGCATCCGCAGCGTCCGTCATCGCTATGGCAGGCACGAAGGTGCTGGTATCTCCCGTGTCCATGCTCATGATCCACAATCCCATGACGGCTGCGTTCGGCAATTCGGACGAGATGCAGAGAGCCATTGAAATGCTCGGCAGCGTGAAAGATTCCATCATCAACGCCTATGAGATCAAGACGGGGCTTTCCCGTGCCAAGCTCTCGCACCTCATGGATGCCGAAACTTGGATGGACGCAAACAAGGCTGTGGAACTCGGCTTTGCGGACGAAATCATGCAGAGAAGCACAGAATCCGATGGCGTACCCGCGCCCACCGTTTCCATGCTGTATTCCAAGGCGAATGTGGTGAACTCTCTCATGGAGAAGATCGCCGCAAAATGCGCCATTGACCCCAAACCTACCGTGCCAGAACACACGGGACGCTCTGTGGACGAACTCAGAGCCAAGCTGAACACCATCAAAAACTACATTTAATATGGAGGTATTTCAATATGACTATCGTTGAACTGCGCGAAAAGCGCGCCAAGCTGTGGGCTACGATGGAGGGCTTCCTCGACACCCACCGCGACCGAAAAGGCATTCTGTCTGCCGAGGACGATGCCGTTTACGCCAATATGGAGAAGGAACTGAACGATCTCACCAATGAGGTCAGACGCATGGAGCGCCGCGACGCTATTGCCGCAGAGCTTGCCAAACCCGTATCCTCTCCTATCACCGAGCAGCCCCAGAAAGCGACCGGCGAAGCCAAGACCGGCAGAGCGTCTAACGCCTACCGCGAGGATTTCGGCCTGCATCTGCGCGGTAAACGTATGCTCCACAATGTGCTCTCCGAGGGCGTGGACGCCAACGGCGGCTATCTCGTCCCCACGGAGTTTGAGAAGTTCATCGTGGACACGCTCAAGGAGGAAAATGTGATGCGCCGTCTGTGCAAGGTCATCACTACCGATAACGAGCGTAAGATCCCCGTTGCAGCGACCCATTCCACCGCTGCGTGGACTGCTGAAAATGCTGCCTACACCGAGAGCAATCCCACCTTCGCACAGAAGACCATTGATGCCTACAAGCTGACCGACCTTGTGAAGGTAAGCATTGAGCTTCTGGACGACAGTGCCTTCGATCTGGAAGAGTACATCGCCCGTGAGTTTGCCTATGCCTTCGGTGCTGCCGAGGAACAGGCATTCTGCGTCGGCACCGGTACGGGTCAGCCCACTGGCCTGTTCACCACCAACGGTGGCACGGTCGGCGTTACCGCAGCCAGTGCGACCGCTGTCACCACCGACGAGGTGATTTCCCTTATCTATGCACTGAAAGCACCGTACCGCAAGAACGCCAAGTTCCTGATGAACGATGCTACTGTTTCCGCACTTCGTAAGCTGAAGGATTCCAACGGTCAGTATCTGTGGCAGCCCTCCCTGCAGGCGGGTCAGCCGGACAGACTGCTCGGTTACGAGATTTACACCAGCCCGTATGCTCCCACGCTGGCGGCAGGTGCGCTCTCCATTGCCTTCGGCGATTTCCAGAGCTACTGGATCGCTGACCGCACCGGCAGAACCGTTCAGCGTCTGAACGAGCTGTATTCCACCAACGGTCAGGTCGGCTTTGTTGCCACCGAGCGTGTGGACGGCAAGATCATCCTGCCGGAGGGTATCCAGCTTCTGAAGATGAAGGCGTCTTGATGAAAGGAGGCGGCGGTGATGGACGAGCTTCTCTCCAAAGTGAAAGCCAACCTCATATTGGAACACACGGCGGATGATGCCTTGCTGAAAAGCTACATCACCGCCGCTGTTTCTTACGCCGAAAGCTACCAGCACATCCCGGAGGGCTATTACACGGAGAACCCCATGCCTCCCACCACAGAGCAAGCCGTCATCATGCTGTCGTCCCACTTCTACGAAAGCCGGGACGGTAGCACGGGCGGCTTCTTTGCGGATAACACCGGCGCGGCACAGCAGGTGTGGAACACGGTCAATCTGCTGCTACGCTTGGATAGGCGGTGGCAGGTATGAGTTTCGGAAAAATGAACGGCTTTGCCGACATCGTAGAAACCCGCCAAGTCAAGGACAGCGAAGGCTTCACTCATTCTGAGGATGAAGTCCTCGCTTCCGTCCGTGTGTACCGAGAAGGTCGGCATGGCTCTCAGCGCTGGGCGAACCTCGCCGCATTCAGCGAAGCGACCGACCTGTTCCGCTTTCGGTGTATTCCTGGGCTGACGGTCACTACCGATCATTTTCTCATCTGCGATGACTGTCGCTACGACATTGTGTCCGTGGAGGATGTAAAGGGGCGTGGGATGTACATTGAGGTGCTGGCAAAGAAGGAGGTGCCGACCGTTGGCTAAGTGCGATATGAAAATGCCGGAGGATTTTCTTCTGAAGATATCCAAGCTCGGCAGCAACTTTGACAGCGTTGCGGATACCGTCCTGCAGGCCGGTGGCAAGGTCGTGCTGAAGAAGGTCAAGAGCAATCTCTCCTCCGTTATTGGCAGAGGAACAAAATATGACTCTCGCTCCACGGGCGAACTGGAAGGTGCGCTCGGCCTTTCGCCCTCCAAGCTGAATCGGGACGGCAACCACGACATCAAGGTCGGTTTTGCCGAGCCACGCTCGGACGGCGGCAGCAATGCCAAACTTGCCAACATTCTCGAATACGGCAAGCACGGGCAGCCCGCAAAGCCGTTTCTGAAACCCGCGAAAACAGCGTCCCGGCAGGAATGCATCAATGCCATGACCAAGGTACTGGATGAGGAGGTGGAAAAGCTGTGAGCCTGCTATCCGATTTGCAAAACCTCGCCGAAAGCTGCGGCGCGTCCGTGGAAACGGGTGTGTTTTCCGGCAAAGCGCCGGACACCTATCTGGTCATCACGCCGCTGTCGGACAGCTTTGAGTTTCACACCGACAACACCCCCGGCTGCGAAACGCAGGAGGCACGGCTGTCCCTCTTCACAAAGGGCAGTTACACCAAACTGAAAAATGACCTTGTCCGTGCCTTGCTTGGTGCGGACTTTTATATTACCGACCGCCGGTACATCGGCTTTGAGACCGAGACCGGCTACCATCACTACGCCATTGATGTGGCGCAAATCTACGAACTGGAGGAATAAGTTATGGCGACCATCGGTCTTGACAGACTGTATTACGCAAAAATCACCGAGAACGATGCCGGTGAGGAAACCTACGGTACGCCGTCCCAGCTTGCCAAAGCAATCTCCGCCGACCTTTCGGTGGAACTGGCGGAAGCGACGCTCTATGCCGATGACGGCGCTTCGGAGATCGTGAAGGAATTCAAATCCGGCACTCTCTCCCTCGGCATTGACGATATCGGCTCTGCGGCGGCATCCGACCTCACGGGTGCAACCATCGACAAAAACAAGGTGCTGATTTCCGCATCCGAGGACGGCGGCGACCCTGTGGCGGTGGGATTCCGTGCCAAGAAGTCCAACGGCAAGTACAAGTATTACTGGCTGTACCGAGTGAAATTCGGTATTCCGGCGACGAACCTTGCCACCAAGGGCGACAGCATTACCTTCTCTACGCCGACCATTGAGGGCACTATTCTGCGCCGCAACAAGGCAGACGCAGGCGGCAAACACCCGTGGAAAGCGGAGGCTTTGGAGGGCGATGTGACCGCAGCGACCATCACGAACTGGTATAAGGAAGTCTATGAGCCGACCTATACCACGACACCCGAAAAACAGGGTTAACGGAGGTAACGCACAATGGATAACGAAAGAACCGCAGTCATCACCATCGGGGATGAGGAATATACGCTGCTCCTCACGACCAAGGCCACCAAGGAGATCGCCGGTCGATACGGCGGGCTGGAAAACCTCGGTGAGAAGCTGATGAAGTCCGAGAACTTTGAAATGGCAATCGGCGAGATCGTGTGGCTGATTACGCTTCTTGCAAATCAGAGCATCCTCGTCCACAACCTCAAGGATAAGGAACACCCCAAGGAGCTGCTCACCGAAGATGTGGTGGAGCTTCTGACCACGCCCCTCGACCTCGCCGGATACAAAACCGCCATTACGGAGGCGCTCTACAAGGGCACCAAGCGGAATGTGGAAAGCGAGAAAGACGCAAAAAACGCGCAAGTCGGGTAACGGTCTCCGATGCGGAGCTGTTTACCCGGCTTCTTTATTACGGCCTTGCCCACCTTCATCTCAGCCAGGATGAAGTGTGGCTGATGCCGTTCGGTCTGCTGCTGGACTTATGGGAGTGCCACAAGCAGTATAACGGGCAGGCCTCCCCGGCACGAGAGCATTACATCGACGATATTATCCCGGACGGCATTTGACCCATATCGGGCAGCTTCACCTCGAACTTAGTCCGTTTCCGTCGCAACTTCTTTGTGAACTTTTTCGTATAGCCTTGATATTTTTCAAAAATCGTGGTATACTACATATAGAAGTTCGGACGGTTTCGTCCTAAGTACGAGGTGAAATGCATGGTTAAACGAGATTCCTATATGAACCGACTGATCCACAGTATGTGGAACGGCGAGATAAAGGTCATCACAGGCATACGCAGATGCGGCAAGTCCGTACTGCTTTTCGATCTGTTTTTCGAGTATCTTCTTTCGCAGAACGTTTCGGAAGATCATATTTTGAAAATCGAACTGGATCAGCGGCGGTACTATAAGTTCAGAAATCCGATCACTCTGTGCGAATATGTAGAAAGCACCGTCCGGGACAGGAAGGATGAAAAATTCTATCTGTTCATTGATGAGGTGCAGCTCACCACGAAAGTAGTGGACAAGGAAAACGGCGGCATCGAGGTTACCATCTACGATATGCTGAACGAACTCAAGGCATATAAAAACCTTGATGTTTATGTCACCGGCAGTAACTCCAAAGGGCTGTCGAAAGATATCGCAACAGAGTTTCGCGGTCGTGCTACACAGATCCATGTGTTCCCTTTGTCATTTGCGGAGTTTTATTCTGCCGTGGGCGGCGACGAGCGAAAAGCGCTGGATACCTATATGCTCTATGGCGGTATGCCTAGACTTTTAGCACTGGAGGATGACAAAGATAAGAAGGATTATCTGACCTCCCTCTACAGCGAATTGTATGTCAAGGATATTGTGGAGCGAAACGGCATCGAGCGCGAGGATGTTCTGAATGATATTCTGGACTTCCTTGCTTCGCAGATCAGTTCGCTGACGAATCCGACCAATATTGCAAATGCCATCGCGTCCATGAAGAACGAAAAAATCAATCCCGCGATGGTTTCAAACTATGTACAGTATGTTATCGACTCTTTCCTCATTTCAATGGCAAAGCGATACGATGTCAAAGGAAAGACCTATTTCAAGTATCCGAACAAATACTACTATACGGATATCGGGCTTCGGAACGCACGGCTGAATTACCGCCAGTATGATCCCGGTCATATCATGGAAAACATGATCTACAACGAACTTCTGCGGCGCGGGTACTCTGTTGATGTCGGTGTGGTCTGCGACCGCGCAGGCGACAGCAAGGTTCAGAAAGAGATCGACTTTGTGGTAAACGATGCAGATAAAAAAATCTATATTCAGTCCGCTTTCCGCATGGATACCGATAAAAAGGAATTCTCCGAGCTGGCATCGCTGATGCTTACCAAGGATTTCTTCAAAAAGATTATCGTTCGCATGGATGTGCCGCACAATTTTTATGACGACAACGGCATCTTCCACTGCAATCTGATCGACCTACTGCTTGGCCGGGTAGAATTGTTCTGACAAAATAACTCATATATCTACGAGGAGTGACCTTTCGGGGACACTCCTTTTTCATACCATCAGGCACGCTTTCATCGAAAACTTCGGACGGTTTCGTCCCAACTTCTCGGTGAGAGGGTGCTTTTTTCATGCCATCCACAAGGAGGTGACGGTACATGGCAGACAGTTTCGGACTGAAGATCGGTCTTGAGGGCGAAAAAGAATTCAAGAAAGCACTGGCGGACATCAACCAGTCTTTCAAGGTGCTCGGCTCCGAAATGAAGCTCGCCACCTCTCAGTTCGATAAAAACGATAAATCCGTGGAGGCTCTCGCCGCACGGAATAAGGTGCTGCGAAAAGAGATCGATGAGCAGACTACAAAAATCGACACCCTTCGCAAGGCTCTGCAGAATGCCGCCACCTCTTTTGGGGAGAACGACCGTCGCACCCAGAACTGGCAAATTCAGCTCAACAATGCCGAAGCCGCCCTCAACGACATGAACCGTGAGCTGGACGAAAATGAGAAAGCCATCAAGGATGGCGGCAAGGCTGCGGAGGAATCCGGCAGCAAGTTTGAAGGCTTCGGCAAGGTTCTCAAAACCGTAGGTGTGGCACTCGGTGCAATTGCCGTTGCCGCAGGTGCCGCCGCCGTGAAGCTCGGCAAAGAGGTCATTGCCGCCTATGCTGACTATGAACAGCTGGTCGGCGGTGTTGACACTCTGTTCAAGGGCTCCTCGCAGGAGATCCAGCGGTATGCCGCCAATGCATACAAAACGGCAGGACTTTCTGCCAACGAGTACATGGAGACGGTCACGGGCTTTTCCGCAAGTCTGATCCAGTCTCTCGGCGGCGATACCGAGAAAGCCGCAAAGTATGCGGATATGGCAATCACGGATATGT